ACATCAACCAACCCAAGGACATGACCTCCTCCATCGACAACCTCACCGCCATCGCCGCCGACCTCAACGCCGCTGGTAAGACCGTGAAGGTTACCGTGCTCAAGCCCCGTAAGGCACGCAAGAGTGAGCTGGTGTTCTCCATGACCAAGGGCCCCCGCACCAACACCAACCGCCGCGGGCAGGCATACGCCGGCCACGCCACCTCCTCCCGTGATCTGAACGTGGAGGGCACCGCCGCCTCCTACTTCAAAACCAGCGGTTGAGTTCGTGTTCTGAGCCAGTGTGGGGGGTTTATGTCCCCCCCTACCCCTAACCCTTAACTAAAAACGCTGGGTCCCTCTAATCTATAAAAGTATGCGTCCGAGAGGGCTTTATAAAACTCTACCTTTTTCTGTAGCCCCCAAGAGATAAAACGCAAAGTAATTCCAAGGGCCACAAAAAATTTCCGTGGGCCACAAAGAAGCCAGGAGGTCGATAAATTATTATGTTCTGAGAGGAACTTATGGCATCTCAAAGACAACGCGCAGGGTATATTAAAGCCGCGCAAACCCGTAAACAGAATAAACATACAAATCGCGCAGGCCGTAATTGTGGTTCTGCGCGAACTGCTGCAGGTAATAAGAGGAAGAGAAAATGACAGATTTAATCTTTCATGTCTACAAGGACGACAAAGTAAAAGCGCACAGTCTGACAGTCAACGAACTGGAAACTCTCATTGACTCCAAGAAAGTAAAACTTGGAGAGGATGAGATTATTGCGTTAGAACTGTCAAAAAACACTGAGGGCTCCTATTGACAGGAAGCCTATATACGTTGTATGATTTCATTAAACCACTGAGAAATTTTCATGGCAAAAGGATTTAAAGTACAGGCTGCGGCTCCGACTGCGCCTAGTGATGATTTTGACATCGAAGCGTGTAAGAAGGATATTGCAGGCAAGAAGATTGTATTTTGTCTTCCTGGACGTGGATGTTCCTACACGTTTCTGAAGAACTTTGTGCAACTGTGTTTTGATCTGGTACAAGCTGGTGCAGCGATTCAGATCTCACAGGATTATAGTTCGATGGTGAACTTTGCACGTTGTAAGGTTCTTGGAGCGAATGTTCTGAGAGGTAAGAGTCAGATTCCTTGGGACGGGAAACTCGAATATGATTATCAGTTGTGGATTGATAATGATATTGTCTTCAACACTGAGAGTTTCTATCGTCTTTATCAGTTAGGGATGGAGAAGGAGATCGCAGCTGGTTGGTATGCAACTGAAGATGGTCACACGACATCCGTTGCTCACTGGCTCGAAGAAGAAGACTTTGTGAAGAACCGTGGTGTGATGAACCACGAAACCGTTGAGACCATCTCGAAGAAACGCAAACCATTCACTGTGGACTACACAGGTTTTGGTTGGGTTCTGATCAAGAAGGGCGTCTTCGAAAACCTCGAATATCCCTGGTTTGCACCTCAAATGCAAGTCTTCGAATCAGGTGATGTACAGGACATGTGTGGTGAGGACGTGAGTTTCTGTCTCGATGCCAAGAAGGCTGGTTTTGAGATCTGGTGTGATCCTAAGATCCGTGTTGGCCATGAAAAGACTCGAATCATCTGAGCCCCCTAGGGGAGAGGTTCATAGGGTTTATGTCGATGGGCGCGTAGTCTTCTCGGGTAATGAAGATGAAGCCCTTGACATGATCACCGATCTCTCGATACAATATTACGAAACGGGTTCACCTGACCCGTCCACCATTACACTCGAAAGAATTCCTGAAGATGGCTAGACTGAAAGCATCCCTTACAGGGAAAAAGATTATTGAATCAAAGCCAAAGAAAACTCGACAGGGCTGCGGTCAACACACTAAATATGCCGCATCCTCACGAAACAAAGCACGTAAACGTTATCGCGGACAAGGTAAAGGTTAATGAGTTACAACATCGAACTTCGTACTCCTGAGGGTACAGTAAACATCACCTGTGATGAAGATACTTACATTCTTGATGCAGCCGACGAACAAGGAGTCGATCTTCCGTATTCTTGTCGTGCTGGTGCATGTTCTTCTTGCGCCGGCAAGGTTCTTGAAGGAACTGTGGACAACGAGGATCAAACCTTTTTGGATGATGAACAAATGGAAGCCGGTTACGCACTCCTTTGTGTGGCTCGTCCAACTAGTGATCTCGTCATTCAAACGGATGTTGAAGAGGAACTCTAATGCAACTAGTCGTCAATCTCCCTCCTCAGAAAGTCTGGGTTCGTAAAGAATACCTCAGAGACCTTCAGGACGGTCATGGCGAGTTTGTAGAAGGCGTCTGGGTGTCGGCTAAGTCGATACCTGGGCGCGCATTTTATTTTGAGACATATTTGCCTGAATATGCGGCGATGTATGACAAACTCCCCATTAGTGCATTTGTGTCCCGTCCAGAGACGCCTGACCCCGATCTAGACCTTCCTAACCTACAGTTTTGGAACTGTATGGACTATGGTGTCAGGTGTATTGAGAAACAGTTTATTGGTTCAATGGATTTTGAACTGAGAACTCGCAACTATGGCTCTATCAAAGGTGAATATTTGTTCACACTAGACAATTTTCATCCTGATGTAGACATAACTAACTGTAACGTGAGTGAAATTCCAGAAGAACACAAGTCTCATAACTGTATTGAGCTTGAAAATGGTCAATTTGCACTCTATCCAAACAATAGAATGCGTATTTTTGATCTTTCGATCACTCCAGAAGAACCCAAAATCCCTGATTTCAAGGTTTCTACCAAATATTATCAGGTTGAGAATGGTGTAAGATGGGGAAGATTGGGTGATACAGACGAATATTTCTGGAAAACACTTGAAGAAAGTAAAATTTGTCCAAATTGCGGACAAAATCCTTGCGATCCACGTTGTATAAATGCTGACTAGGGATAGGAACCCCTTAAAAAGTTCTGTTTTTCCACAAAAGACAGAAAAATGGCTCAAAATCCAGTAGACTTAGGTCAAGATTTTATCAAAAGTGGTATGAGATTAATCACTCATCCCTCTTCTGATGCACTTTTAGACAAAGCTAAAAAGAAAAAGTACGAAGTTCCTGAAGATAGAATGTCAAGACCATGTGGAGGAGCTGGTGGTTTTGATGACTTTGTTGAACGTTGGCATGAATAGTATAAATATAGCAGAAAATCTGTATCGGTAGATGTCTGCTGTTCGCCAATCACGTCGTTTTAAAGACATTTCATTGTCTTTCAGGAGACATCCTGTAACTAACGACGTGGTTGCGATTACAAATGAAGATGCAATCAAGAGATCTGTAAGAAATCTTGTAGAAACCATTAATAATGAACGACCATTTAACTCTTTAATCGGTTCTGAAGTCAGAAATAGTCTCTTTGAACCAGCTGATCGTGATATTTTGATTCGATTAGAGACTGAAATTGAAACTTCAATCAATAACTTTGAACCAAGGGTCAATTTAAGGTCGGTTGTGGCGTCACATCCACCCGATACCAATGAAATATCAGTAGAAATCATCTACGATATCATTGGTTTACCTGCACCGACACAAGAATTAACGTTCATTCTCCAACCAACTAGAGAATAATGGCTTTTACGCAATATACAAACCTCGATTTTGAACAAATTAAAGCCTCTTTGCGTGAATATTTGAGGGCAAACTCAAATTTTACGGATTTTGACTTTGAGGGATCTAACTTATCGATCCTGATTGACACTCTGGCGTATAATTCATATATCACAAACTATAACGCTAACATGGTCGCCAATGAGGCGTTCATTGATAGTGCAACTTTACGCGAAAATGTTGTTGCATTAGCTAGAAACATTGGTTATGTACCATCTTCTAGACGTTCATCAACTGCAAATATCACATTCTCAGTAAATTTGGGTGGTGGAACCACAAAATCTACCATTACTCTCAAGGCTGGTCTTGTTGCACTGGGTAATTTTGCAAATACTAACTATACATTCGCAATTGCGGAAGATATCACCTCACCAGTGGTTGATGGAATTGCACTTTTTACCATTGACATCAAACAAGGCACATATCTGACCAAGGAATTTATCGTTGATGGTTCACAAACCAATCAAAGATTCATTCTTCCAAATCCGTATGTAGATACTTCAACGATTAGAGTTAAAGTAAAAGATACGGCCTCATCTTCTACTCAAAAAGTCTACAATCAAGTTGATAATATTGTAGGAATTAAGACAACATCAGAAATCTATCTTCTCCAAGAGATTCAGGATGAAAAATATGAGATTCTCTTTGGTGATGGTGTCATTGGTAAGAAACTCTCCTCTGGCAACGTTGTAAGTGTCTCCTACGTCGTCTGTGATGGTGCTAATGGTAATGGTGTATCCAACTTTGCTTTTTCTGGAAAGCTTGTTGATAATGATGGTGGACTGATCACAACTGGAATTTCTGACATCATTACAAATGAATCCTCTAGAAATGGAGCGGAGATTGAAAGTATTAGTACAATCAAAAATCTTGCACCTAGAGTATACTCCTCTCAATATAGAGCGGTAACTGCAAACGACTATGAAGCGTTAATTCCAACAATTTACTCAAACGCTGATAGTGTTACCGCTTATGGTGGTGA